GAAGGATGGAGAGGCTTACGGTGGGATACAGAGATGCCGTGGATCAGGATGAAGAAGGAAAGAAGAAAGCTCAAGGGTTTGGATCATTAGGTAGCATCTATGGTAGCTTGAGGGATGATACTGATTTCAAGATGCTTGTCTTTGGAGCAAAAATCTATGAACAGAAAAAATATGATTTAGAACACTGCGATGGTCAAGCCTTACTAACAAGAGCAGGCATAACAAGGTCTAGGTCTGCACTAGTAACTCAGCACGTATGGTTTGGTGAAGAATTACTCTCCGCTAAAACAGAGGGCCTAGGCCTGGAGTTTGCTGAGGAAGTGGGCAGGGGAGGTGAGAAGTACCACTATCACGATATCCCTATTGGAGCAGACACTCTAGACCAGTGTACCGGCTGCGAGTTTAGAGAGGAGTGTACTCAGCCAGTCTACCCGACTTCGGGGCTACTGAATGTGATGGCTGTGGGAGAGGCCCCTGGGTGTATAGCTGGTGATTCGTTGATAGATATAGCATTCAGAAATAAATCAGTTCACCCTGATGGAATACCAATAAAAGACTTAGTTGGAAAAGATGGATTATATTCATATTCATACGACACCAAAGAGAAAAAAATATCAGTAGGTAAAATCAAGAAAGTCTGGAAGACAGGAACAAAAGAGACCTTCAAAGTCACATACAAATGGAAAAATAGGGATAATGAATATATTTATGGCTCACTAAACGTCACAAAGAATCATAAATTTTTGCTAAGAGAGCCAAAACAAGGCAAAGATCCATACAAAGGACTCAATAAGAGCGGTGAAGTTTACCTATCAATAGAGGATGGATTGTCTGTTGGACACAGTATACAGCCATTCTACAGGAGTAAGATTCACAATGATAGCCCATATTCATTCATAGGATCTTCAGGAACATATTATAAAGAGGCTAGATTTCTTTCTGAATTTAAGCTAGGCAGAAGCCTATGTAAAGGCGAAGAGGCTCATCACATAAATGAGAATAAGACTGATGATACGTGGGATAACTTATCTGTGCATAGCAAGAGCGATCACTCGAGGATACACAGCACTGGAATCAAGAACAGAATGCACATACCAGCAGTTAGAGAAAAGCATAGAAAGACTCTGTCCTCGAAGAGATATAGAGACAATATGAGCAGGATAATGAAAGATCGTCTTAGCAATCCTGCTGCATATTCAAAAAGATTAGAGCAAATACACAAGCAAAAAGAGAGAACCAGCAGGACATTGAAAGAAAAATATAAAGATCCATCATTCTATCTGAACTTCCTAAAAGGAAGGCAGAAATCCATGAGCCTGTCTGATGACTGGGTCTATAACAAATTTAAGGAGAAGTTCCCTGATGAAGAAATATCAATTGGTGATAATCATGTAATAACATCAATAGTCCCCTTTGGAACAGAAGATGTATATGACATGGAAGTAGACAAATACAGCAACTTTGCTGCTAATGGTATCTTCATTCATAATAGTGAAGAAGACAGAGCTGGAGAGGGATTTGTAGGGAGAGCCGGGGCAGTATTTGATAGCGGGTTGTACACGAGAGGAATAGACAGAGATCTAATTCACACCAGCAATGTTGTTAAGTGCTGGCCCTCACAGAGTAGGACCCCAAAGAAGAAACAGATTGATGCTTGCTCAAGGTGGCTTAAGAAAGAGATAGAATCAGTTAAGCCATTCCTGATTCTTTCATTTGGCAATACAGGAAATCAATTCTTTAGAGGAGAGTCTTCTGGAATTATGAATCTAAACGGAAACACTATCTGGAATGATGAGTATAACTGCTGGATAACATATTGCGTCCACCCCGCCGTAGTCACCTACGACAGAGCTAACTTAGAGACATTTGATGAGGGGATGGACGAGTTTGCCAGGAGCCTATCATGCTTAGGGTTTGGTGAGTAAAAAAAGTACTATATCTAATATAAAAGAGGGAGATAAATGTCTACAGATATTACATTCAATGAGAAGATAATCATAGACAGGAATGACCTTGAGTCTGAGTGTGAAGCTGTTCCAGGGTTCTTTGATTATTGGATCAGACAAGAGTCCGATTCAGAGTCTCAGCTAAAGAACTATGCTGGTAGATTCAAAAGGAACATAAGGAGATTGGATATAGACGAGATCAACACAGAGCATGGTCTGTCTATATCCAGAGTAACAGAGGGAGTGATTGACACTCTGCTAGAGGATGATTCAAAATATCAGGAACTCAGAGAGTGGAATATAGATGCTACTGCTCAGAGAAAATCATACTCTACAAAGATTGATATGTTAAAAGTGCTGGCTCAGCTTCACGGCCAGGGATACTTCGCTAAGATAGAGTCCTCCCCAGCAGCTATGGATCTGATAATCAAGGAGATCAGAAGACAGATAGCAGAATCAATAAAGGCTAGGCCAAACTCTGATAGGAGACCGCAGAGGCCACAAAGATGAACTTATCCACTATCATAACAATAGCAATTGTTGTAGTTGCAGCGATCTGCGTCCTAGCCTACTTTGTACCAGGGCTATGGATGAGAGCGATAAATGATTTCAAGAATAGACACATTACATCCAACGGAGGTAAAAAGAATGGCTAGGAAAAGATGGGATAATCAAAAGGCTTTGAAAGAGAGAGACACGAACAAGGACAAGAGGTGGAGTGGGGGAGATGGTGATAGGTACTCTTATCTGAAGAGAGGGGTACTGAAAGCCTTTGTTCCTCAAGAGGGGAAGAACAAGATCAGGTTTATGGAGCCGTTCGAAGTCCACAACCTTGATTACTATGGACTGGCTACTGCATTTCACAGAGACACTGGTGATGATAGAGGAGATTACCTCTGTAATGCAAGAATGAAATTCCAGCTTCGCGCTTGCTATGATGGTATTGAAATACCGAATAGCTGCCCTATCTGTCAGAAGCAGACTTCAGAACTTTGGGATACCGATCCTGATCTTGCGAAGACCTACTATCCTGATGAGAGAGTACTGTTCTTCATATTTGATCTTCTGTGCGATACCCCTAAGGAGCTGAAATACTGGAGTGCTCCACCAGCTCTGGCAAAAGAGATCCTTGCCCAAAGCAACAAGGACGAGAGCGGAGTGTATGTCCCTGTATCGCATCCAGACACCGGAGTCCCTGTCTCATTTGTCCGTACAGGCAAGGGTAAAATTGGAACAAGCTACGGCAGTGTTCAGGTATTTGCAGAGGCAATGCCGGTGACTGAGAAAGAATTGGAAGCTATGCCTAAGTTCATAGACATGATCAATATCCCGACCTATGATGAGGTGAAAAAGGCTGATGGTGGAGACCATATTAAAGAAGAGTCTCCACAAACTAACGATGATGACGACATCCCTCCAGAAATGGAGAGGGGTGCTCCCGAAGTTTCCGAACCGGAGCCGGATGAACCCCCTTGCTATCAGGAAAGCTACGGCCAGTGGAGGGATTGTCCTAAATGCGAATACAGAGAACCTTGCGAGAATCCTCCAAAGGTAGAGGAAGAGCTACCCGAGAAGCCAGAACGCCCCGAACGGCCTAGCAGACCGAAGCGCGAGAGACCACAGAGGAATGGGGCCGCAGAGGGCGAGGAGAAAGATAGTCAAATGTCTAGCATAAAAGACAAGATCAAAGCCGCAAGAGAGAGCAGGGAGAATGGAGATGCCTAGGGAGAGGACAAGAAGCACATCTCCACCTGAAGAGATCAGCATAGTTACTCCTGTCGATTTCATTCACTCAGGCAGTACTATGCTGAATCTTGCCCTCTCGAACAAGGGCAGTGATGGTGGTTGGGCGAGAGGCAGGGTGGATAACCCTGTCGGACATGGGTCAGCAGGGAAGACTTTGACTGCGCTGGAAGCGGCAGCATATTGCTACTACAACATGTTAGGCAATGTAAGCCACAACTTCCCTAAAGTAGAGAAAGTCACCATAATCTACAACAATGTAGAAGGAGTCATGGACTTTCCTGTTGATCTGATGTACGGTAAGAGATTCTATGAAGACATCATACTGAATGGTGGTGTGAGAACCGGAACAGTAGAAGCCTTCGGGAGAGATTTTTTCAGAAGACTTGACGCATTGGAGCCAGGGCATTTCATGTTATATATCCTTGATACTTGGGATGCTCTTGATAGCGAAGATGAACAAGAGGCTTTCAGAGAGAGCATAGAGAAAGACAAGCCCATAGAAGGATCTTTCAACTTAGGAAAACAGGCATACGCTTCAAAGCGGTTCTTCAAGCATCTTTGCAACAAAATGGAAGGCCCCGATGGGACTGTAAATAAAGACTGCACCCTAATGATAGTGTCTCAGACTAGGAAGAAAATAGGAGTCACGTTTGGTGAGCAGAATTACAGAGGTGGTGGAGATGCTCTTAATTTTTACACTCACCAAGTCCCCTGGCTTCGAGAGGTAGAGAAGCTGAAGCAGGAATCTTATAAAGAAAAGTTTGTAAGGGGAGTGTCTGTTCACGCGAATGTAAAAAGGAACAAGACATCGCTGCCTTTCAGAGAAGCAAAATTCGACATCCTCTTCAACAAGGGCATAGATGATGTTACCTCTATGCTTAAGTGGGTGTATGGACCGAAACCAAAAGGCGTGACCTTCAATGATGAAGCCTTTGCTCCGAAGCCTAGGTATGAAAACCTAGTCACATATGTAGAGGAGAATGATCTAGAGCCAATGCTAGTCAGTCTAGCCGAAGAGAAGTGGCGGAAGATAGAGAAGGCCATAGCCCCTACTGACAGAAAGGCGAGATTCCCTGTATGAAAGTGCTGATATTAGATTGTGATTTCTTGTGCTATGCTGCTCTCTATTCAATGCCAGCTCTGAGCCACCACGCTAAAGACACTGGAGTGGCTCTAGGCTTTATAAAAAGATTAATGATGCTGTCTGAGCAATTCCACCCCGAGAACATAGTCTTTACTTGGGATTCAAAATTCAACATTCGAAGAGAGGTCTACCCTCAGTATAAGATGAATAGGGGGGATAAGCCTGAAGACAGAACTCCAGAGAGGAAAGCAGAGAAGAAAGCATCAAGAGCACAATTCATCGATATCAGAGAGAGGATGCTCCCAAGTCTAGGATTCTCTAATATCCTTATCCAAGACGGATCTGAAGCTGATGATATAATGGCTTCTGTTGTTAAGACTAATCCAGATAATGAATTCGTGGTTGTCACTTCAGACAAAGACATGTACCAGATACTTGCCCCGAATTGTTACTTGTATAATCCTTCAGCAAAGAAAATCAGAACTCCAGATTCATTCAGAGAAGAGTATGGTTGCGAACCAGAATTGTGGGGCAAAGCAAAGAGCATAAGCGGGTGCAGTACTGATAATGTTTCTGGAGCAGAATATAAAGACAAGAACGGCAAGTCTAAAAGAGTTGGAGAGAAGACAGTCATAAAGTATTTGAAAGGAGAGCTAGGGGAGAATACCCTTACATTTAAAGCCATAGAGGAGTTCAAAGAGGCTGGTCTACAGGCTGATGTCAAAGAGCTGGTAGTCTTACCTATGCTTGGTACTGGAGAGTACACAATCCAAGAGAACTTTTTAGAACGGGGGAAATTCATTTCTGTTTGTGAAGAGTACGGCTTTCTGTCTCTACTGAATAAAGTCAATATGATGAAATGGGATAGCCTTCTTAGCGGGGAATGATGCTGATTGCGGGAGATTTTGAAAATAGGCTTCCAAGTGACTTCAGATTCAGAAGAGGTAGGTTTAGAGTAAGCACAGGTCTTCTGAAATCACCAACAAGAGATTTTCTCAAGGTGATGAGCCACTTTATGATATTCAGAGCAGAGCGCATGTTCGTTGATGACTATGTAGAATATCATGCATGGTCAGAATTGTTTGATGTGATTGATGAGTTTGTATCTATGCCAGAATATGTTCTTATCATCACCATGGTTGAGGATAAACTATCAGAAGTTACAGCAAAGCGCGTTGGAGATATCGAGTCTGATAAGCCAATCCGTCTATTGAGAAAGATAAACGTCTAAGTAGATACGTGTACCATATCGAATTTAGCCCGTATACACCGATGTAAGCGACTTAAAAATTTTCCCTATACCTGAGTATAGGTAAAGATTGAAAACTCTTAGAGGGCGTCTAATAGAATGATATTAAGATCTGACCAAGCTATGATAGAAATAACCTACGGGGATGGAGAGAAGTTTACTGGAGAAGGTTATGTCACTTCAGTAGACACTAGCGCTCAATTTGTTGATGTATCCATCATTGGTGGAGACTATGAAAGAATTCAGACTAGTGGTATAAGACACGAAGTGCAAATGAGTTTGAGCAGTCTTGAGTATAGCCTCAGAGATGATAAGTCAAAGCTCAAGGGAAAGAAATCAGAGCCAGAAGAAGCAGTCCAAAGACTCTTAAGGAAAATCAGAACATGAATCTTACTGGCTTTCTTAAATCTATATTCTTTAAGCCAGTTGATGTTGTGGTGACTGAACTACCAGAAAACGAAGAGGAGTTCATAGAGTTGCTTACTAGTAGGGATTTTGATCCAGATCCAGCATGGACACACTTTCCTGTGGGGCCTTATTATAGTGATACTGCATACTGCCAATCAGATATTATAATGATGCCGGTAGCCCACTCAGATATCTCAGTGGCTAGTTCAGAGCTTATGTCACTATCACAAATACCTATAATAGAAAAAAAGCCAGAGCCTACAAAGAGCACAAGAGATCTTGAAGAGGAGCGACCTCTAAGGAAGATATCAATATGATATACATAGGAATAGATCCAGGAGCCACAGGGGCTATCGCTGCTATAACACATAGCAGAGAGATCTTCTCTATAGAGGATTGGCCTGGAGATGAAGTGCAAGCAGCAAATCTCGTTCGGAGATTATTATTGAAAGCCCCCGGAGCACTCACCGCTGTACTTGAAAAGGTATCTGCCATGCCAAAGCAGGGAGTATCATCAATGTTCCGCTTTGGTACCAACTATGGCATATGGAAAGGAATACTTGCATCATTCCAAATTCCTTTCCAAGAGGCTAGACCTCAACAGTGGCAGAAGGGAATCATATCTAAAGCTCAAGATAAACAACCGGCTATGGCAGCTGCTGGAAGACTTTTCCCAACAGCAGAGATCTACGGACCAAGAGGCGGTAAAAGGGATGGAAGGGCTGATGCTTTACTAATAGCATACTATTGTCTAAGGCAGCATATCGAAGAGCCAAAAACTGAACGTCAGAGGAGAAGGAGGGCATAGTATGCCAGATATAGTAGATAGAATAGAATTTGTTAACTTCCAAAGTCACACTCTCACACTCCTCCAACTTTCAGAAAAACTCAACGTCATAACCGGCAGAACTCACTCAGGGAAATCCTCTCTTGTGAGGGGAATGAGATGGCTACTAAGAAATAGGCCTAGAGGAGATCATTTCAGAAGAGACTTCATGCCGGATGATGAGTCTGTGACAGTCTCAGCTTCATTCAGCGATGGAGCATTTGTTAGCAGAGAAAAGAACCCAAACAAACAACTTAATGCATATCACACTCCAGAGAGCACAGAGAATGATGATCCTCTAGTTGCTTTAAGACAGGATGTTCCAGATGAAGTCTCACAGATAACCAAGATGGGAGATGAGAATATACTGTCTCAAGGTGATGGCTATTTCTTGATAGGGAAGACAGGAGGCCAAGTAGCCAAAGAACTCAACAGAGTAGTCGGGCTAGAAATCATAGATGAGAAATCCAAGAAGATAAAAGGCATAATCACTAAGTCTGGATCAAAGCTTACAGTCTTGGAAGAGCAAATAGATACAAAACAAGATGTGCTAACTACTCAATACACAGGCCTAGATGATTTAGACTCTTCTGTTTCTGAAATTGATAAGATGGTATTATCTCTAAGTCAATATGAAGAGAGCATAAATCTTATCAGCAACATAGCTTCTGATATAGAATATCAAGCAGAGCTGATAAGACAAGCGAAAGAAATAATATCCCTAGAGGCTGGTATATCATCTATAAGACAGGGCGTGTCCAATCTGTCTAAAAAAGAGAAGAAGATAAACTCTGTGTCAGGGGTTGCCGCGTTTGTTAGGAGGCAGATGGAAGCTATCGAAGAATCAGCCTTAATAGTAGGGTTGGAATCAGAATTGGAGAGTATTCTTTCCTCTGTGACTGAACTAGCTGAGAGGCGTTCTAAGCTACTGAAAATTGAAAGGGTATATAAGGGTATAGAAAGATCTCAAAAGTCGAAGGAGCATGCGTGTACGGCGCGAGAATCGTATGCCTTAGAGATTATAGAGATAGAAAAAAACCTAAATTCGCAAAGAGAGTACTGCGAATCATGTGGTGCATCTAAAAATAATTGGGATTTGGAGAAGATAAATGAATCAGTATGAGAAGGCGTGTAGAGAATTCCTTAAAGGGTGCTCTTGTGCATATGCTGATAAACAGGAAGAGTGCTTCGGGTGTACAGAAGCATTCCTGAATAGGATACGGCAAATAGCAAGATCGAAAGGGCATAGGGTGAATGAAAACTGCATGAATCCTAAACAGGACACAACAGGGAGATTAAATGATACTTGCGATTTCAGGTGATTGGCATCTTTCTGAAAGGAAGCCAAAATCAAGGAAAGACAACTATGTTGCATCAATAGTCACGAAGGTCAATCAAATATTCTCGGAAGCAAAGAGCGCTGGAGCAGAGGCAATCCTACAGCCTGGAGACTTAACAGACAGTCACGAATCTCCAGACAGATTCAAAACCAGATGGATACAAGAGTTCAGAAAATCTCCTAAGATCCTTACAATACCCGGCCAACATGATCTTAGGTATCACACATCAGATATAAAGAATACTCCATTCGGGGTTATTACAGAGGCATCAGAATTCTATGTGCTCGGAGATAGACCAAAAGAATTATCTAATGATGTGTCTGTGTATGGCGCTCCTTGGAATCAACCTATACCTGAAATAACTACTCCAGATTCATTCAATATCCTATTGATACACAAGATGATAGTCATAGATAAGTTATGGGCAGAGCAAGAGGATTATGATATTGCTGGTACTTTTCTGAGAACGCATAAGTATGATCTGATTGTAAGTGGTGACAACCATACTAGTTTCCACTTCAACCATAAGGGTAGGTGGCTTATAAATTGTGGTAGTCTGATGAGGGCTAACATAGATCAAGAGGATCATAGGCCCTGCATTTGGATGTTTGATACTGACGCTCGTGACGCAAAGCAAATATTCTTGGACGTAGAGCCTTTTGAAGAAGTGATTGACTTAAATAGGGCTAGGCGGGAAAAGGTGGTAAAGGAGAAGAAGAATGTAAAGATGGAAGAGTTGGAAAATATATTAAAATCCAAATCCAGAATTACAGGTCTTGATTACTCAGGCAGAGTTGCTGATAGGGTAAATCTTCTCACAGAATCAAATGCTGTTAGCCCTTTGGCTACTGAAATAATTGGAGATGTTATGGGAGGTGATTAGATGGAAATAGAAGATCTTGAAATACAGCTAGGCGCAATGACTGATAAGGTGGAAGAGTCCAAGAAGGAAGAGGCTCAAGCAGAAGGGGCAATAACAGCATACATGAAACAGTTGAAGGACGAAGGCATAGATTCAATAGAGGATGCCCAACTGTATGTCGATGAAGGTCGGAGAGAAGTGGAGACTGATAAGGACAAAATCGTTGAATCATTCGAACAGCTAAAAGAAAAATTCGGATGGTAACTATGGAGGTGTAAATGAGCGAACTTGTGGACCTGCTGGTAAGAGACCTTGAAGCAGCAAATAAATCTTATAGAGCTGGTAGCCCGACAATGAGTGATTCTGAGTATGATGAAAATATTGATGTTCTAACAGACATCGACCCTGACAATCCATATCTTCGCACCGTAGAGCCAGAGAAGATAGGCAAGAAAGAAGTCAGACACCCCGAACCCATGCTGTCTATGGAGAAGGCTTATACTAAAGATGATCTGAGTAGGTTCTTTGATAGGGTACATAATGCTAATCTTGGAGCCTCTCAATATGCCAGGCCTATATATGCTGTTACTCCAAAGCTTGATGGTATAGCTGGAAGAGATAATGGAACAGTATTTGCTACCAGAGGGAATGGCATAGTAGGAACTGACATAACAGACGCTTTTGATAAGGGGGTCATTCCGATTCCTGGCAGAGGGATGGGCCTTGGTGAGATAGTTATGCTACAGGACTACTTTGATCTTGAGATGGCTGATGAATTTAGCCACCCTAGAAATGTAGTTGCAGGATTGATAAACGCTGATGATTTGAACCCTTCTGCTGAAAAGGCATTGAAAAACAAAGCTGTTCATTTCATCCCCTACTCTCAGCTATATGGGACCTGTGCGTCTGTGGACGCAGAGGAGATCCTAGATAACCTAGAGGGTATCTATGATGAAGTATTTGGTGGATGTTTGTATCCTATGGATGGAATTGTTATCTCTGCGCTAGGATCCCAAATCAGGGACTGTATGGGGTCTACAGACCATCATCATAAATGGCAGATAGCTTACAAGAAGAAAGGCGAAACAGCAATCACTCAGGTTAACAGCATCACTTGGCAGGTCGGGAGGACCGGCAAGATAACTCCAGTGCTTGAGGTGGAACCTGTTAAGCTGTCTGGTGCTACGATCAGAAGAGTAACTGCTCATAATGCCGGAACTGTGCAGAATATGGGATTGGGCATAGGAGCATTAATAAAAATCATCAGAAGTGGAGAAGTAATACCAAAGATTGAAGAGATTGTAGAACATGGTGCTTCTGCCGAGATCCCTGTATGCTGCCCATCCTGCAGTTCCAGCCTTGAGTGGAACAATGATTTTCTGATGTGTCTAAACAAATCGTGCAATGCCAAGATTGAAAGGTCTATAAGGCATTGGTTCTCGACTATGGAGATAGACTACTTTGGTCCAGCTACCGTGAAGAAGTTTGTTGATAACAATTTCATATCAGTAGATGATATATACGTGCATGATTATAATGAATATATTTTTTGTGGATTTGGAAGTGGCGAGGCTAAAAGATTGGAAAAGTCTATCGATGATAGTATAGTGAAACCTGTAGATGATTGGAGATTCCTAGCAGCCTTTGGAATACCTGATCTTGGGAAAGGTGACAGCAAGAAAATCCTAAGGCACCATGATTTGGAAGACATACTGTCAATAACTGAACAGGATCTTATTGCCATCCCTGGATTCGGTGCAAAGACATCCAAAAGTATAATAGAAGGGTTGTCTGATTCAAAACTTCTCATAGAGAATATGATGTATTATAGCTTCAATATTATCAGAACTCCACATGAGGGAGAGGAGCGCCGGATAGACAGCCTAATAGCTGGTAAGAATATTGTCTTTACCGGGAAGATGTCTAAGAGTCGGGACGATATGAAAGCTGAAGCTGCTACCTTAGGTGCTATCCCTCAAGGCGGCGTCAATAGCAAGACAGACTTCCTCGTATATGGAGGGAAGTTAGGCCAGAGCAAGATGGAGAAGGCCATCAAGCACAACACCAGCGTGGTGTCTGAAGAGGAGTACCGTAGCATCCTGAAGGAGGGGTGATGTTTGAAGCTGGAGTATTCTCGAAAATAAAATCAGAAGTCAAAGATAGGAGGACGGAGAGGTCACAGCTCCAGACAGAGCTATCCTCCCTCCTAGTCGATAGAGATAGTGCGGAGGAGTATTTAATCGCCGCTAGGGAAGCTCAAGGCATACTCCAGACCGTAGCGCGGGAGACTCAGAGTGAAATAGAGGATCACCTGTCTGGAGTGGTGACGCTAGCTCTATCAGCAGTTGAGGTAGATGATCCAAAAATACCACCACCACCTGAGTTCGTAGCAAGGATGGTGGAGAGGAGAGGATCTACAGAATGTGATCTGCTGTTCAAAGAAGGAGACAGAGAACAGTACCCTAAAGACTGCTCAGGGTTTGGCTATGTCGATATAGCAGATTATGCTCTAAGAATAGATTACATACTGCTTGAGAATGAGTATGGAACTGAAGAAGTCAGAAAGACTCTTATCTCGGATGAACCTTTTCGAAATGCTGACAAGCTGCTCCAGTACAAGATAAGTGAAATGCTACATATGATATCTGACAAGCTAGGATTCCAGCAGATCATAGTATCACACGCCGAGGGGGTTAACATAGATGCAGATAAGATTTTTAATGTAACAAAGAAGGGCGAAATCAGTAGTGTTGAAATCGCCTCTTCTTGAACCGGAAGGAGGATAGCCCTTGAAAATAACAATGGAGTGTTACTGTGGCGGACATAAGGAATTACGATGAAACGATTCATCACACTGATAGCAATCTCATTATTGGCAATTTCGGCCATATCATTTGGCTATAGCCATGAGACAAGAGTACCATCGACAGAAATAACAGAAAGTTGGGATATCCCTCATGAAGAGCTTGTAGCTATCGCTATCGACTATCTAAAGGCAAGCGGGGAAAGGGTGCCGGAAGGAAAGATATCAGCTTTTTATCGCGATTGCGCTTCATTTTCCTACCCCATAAGTATGGGCTGTGAAGAAGTGTTCCGTGTTCGAATTACATATGAACCATATGGAGAATGATAGCCATATCCAAGAAGGAGAAAAAATGGAAATGGAAATGAGTTTTTGCAGCTGGTTGCTGCGCGTGTTATTTACGTTCTTTTTATCAGGATGTATTGGATGCACGATAGTAGGGCTTGGACGATTGCTTTGGTTCGTGTGGACGCATTAGCCAGCCCCCAAACAGGGGCTAGGACAAAGGAGAAATGATATGGACATCATAGACAAACAGGAGGGATTGGAAATGGGAAAGAGCACACATGATGACAGGTCAGGAGACTGCAAGAGGATCGACCCCGATTGCAAGAAATGCATGGGTCAGGGGTTGGTGTGCGAGGACCACCCGGAAAAGCCATGGGACACCGGTACTGAATCAGACTGTGATTGCGGTGGGGCTGGTAAGCCTTGTGAGTGTTCTACGGTAGACACTGTGCCTTGTGATTGTCCAACTTCGGCCATAGTGGATGAGTTTCGCGGAGAGGGTGACGCATCGTATATCGTCTACAAGTGCAAAATATGTGGCAAAGAAAGGATATAAGTGATGGATCAATACATGGGCTAAGACAGGAAAGGAGACAAGAAATGACAATAATCTACCCATCGCAATGCAAGTGTGGCCACATATTTTTGGAACGCTATCAGTTTAAATCTGTAACGCCAGACGGATACATAGGCTTTTGCTGGTGCGGATTTTGCCGGACTAAGGTAATGGTAAAACCCCAAACAGGGGCTAAGACAAACCAATAATGATAGGAAAGGTAAGGAGAAATATGCAAACAGCCAAAGAACGATTTGACGAGTGGGTGAAAGAATACCGCACTTAT